AGCAGTAATAGTGTTATTGATACCTAGCTTTCCACTTGCAACATTTAAAGATCTATCGATCTTTGTTGTATCTAATGCTGCTGCATCAATTGATCCATTTAAAATTTTTCCACCAGAAACAGCAGAAATTTTTATGTCGGTTATAGCAGAGTTTTGAATTGCATCGGTATCAACAGAATTATCTGCTAACTCAGAAGCACCTACAGCATTAGCAGCTATTTTTGCACTGGTTACAGAATTATCAGCAATAGAACTAGCAGCAATTGTTCCATCAAGTTTTGCTGTGGTAATTGCTCCATCAGCAATCTTATCTGTAGTAATCGCTCCATCTACTACAGCAGCAGTATCTACAGCGTTATTAGCTAATTCACTTGCACCAACAGCGTTTGCAGCAATATTTCCAGCCGTAATAGTATCTGTTGCTATTTTTACTCCTGTTATTGCTGCATCAACTACAGCCGCAGTATCCACGGCATCATCAGCTAACTCAGAAGCACTTACCGCATTTGCTCCTATTTGTGCAGCAGTAATAGAATTTCCAGTTATCTTTGCTCCAGGGACGGAGCCGTCAGCTAAATTTAATTTCCCATAAGCAATTGTTGTATTAGCTAATTTATCTCCTGTAATGCTTCCTGCTAACTGTGTATTTGTAATCGTGCCAGATAAAGAAGTTGTTGGATAATTTGTTGCGTCAGAAAGATCAAGAGCTGGAGTAGCATCTGTACTTCCAAGGGCTAAAGTTAAACCTCCAAGACTGATATTTGCATTGGCTAACTTTGCATTTGTAACAGCAGAATTAGCAATTGCATTTGTATCTACAGCATTAGCAGCAAGCTCAGAACTCCCTACTGCATCAGCTCCTATCTGTGCATTTGTTATAGAATTACCTGTAATTTTTGCAGCAGGAATATCACCATCAGTAAGATTTAATTTGGCATAAGTAACTGTTGTATTAGATAACTTATCTCCTGTAATACTTCCTGTTAGTTGAGCATTAGATATTGTTCCACTTAAATTTGCTGTTGTATATCCAGTTGCATCTGCCAAGTTAAAAGCAGGAGTAGCGTCTGTAGCACCAAGAGCAATGCTGATACCGCCAAGAGAGATGCTTGAATTTGCGAGCTTGGCATTTGTAATTGCACCATCTTGTATCGCTGAACCTGCTACTTGGTTCGACCCTAATGTCCCAACTTTGGCAGCAGGAATATCTCCAGCATCTAAAAGAACAACAGCAGCCGCTACTAAATCTTTTACCGTTACCTTTTTAGTCTCTGTTGCACTTAGGTCTGCGAGTGCTAATACGTCCGTGGCCTGAATACCTGCTTCAGCTAACGCAGGTAAACTTGTTATCTTGAGATCTGCCATTTACCCTTAACTAAAAAACCATTAGCAATAGTTTAAACCTGTTCGAGCAATATGGGACTTTCATTTTCCTGAAGAATCTTATCTTCGTCTTCTTGTAACAAGTAACCTGGAGCAATTCCTGTCTTTAATGCAATAACTCCATTCGTCACAAAATCGATCCTTGTATCTATAACATCAGACGCAGCAACCGATACGGCAACATTCGTCACACAACATTCAGCTTCGTAATAAACATTGTTTTTTGCATTGACAGCGTCCTTATAGATATAAAAGATTCCACTAAAATCTGCTCCTTGCTGTGTTCTTAAAATTAATTGAGCTAAATAAAATGGAAATTCTGAATCTGCACCATATTCATTAGCTCTATCTCCTGTCTCATAACTATGCTCCCAAATACAATTCATAGTTCCTTGACCACTAATTAATCCAGCTTCATATTGACTTTTAAACTCATCTCCAACAGACGTTAAATCAACTTGATCTCTGCTCGTTGTCATCTCGAAATCTTTGATATTTGCAACATGACGAAACAACTCATTTCTCGTTTGCAGTAATACTTCCTTAGTTGAACTAGGAGCAACAAGAGTTAAAGCGTTTGAAGTTAAACCTTCAATTGCCAATGAAAAAGTATTAAATAAACGAATCCCTCCTACTGGATCAATATTTACAAACCATTTGCCATCAGGATAATTATGACCTGACACCAATTCCAAAGTAGAACCATCAGCAGTTGATATTTCTACTTCATCACCAGTAATTAACGAACCAGTACTATGGTCAACACTAAATCTCTTCGTAGCTGTATTAACATCCGAAGGATCTAAAGTTGTTTGTAATGCAGATTGAAGAGTATCCCTCTTTAAAACAATCTGTCCAGTGTGACCAAAATAAACACCCATTACGATCCAGTAGAAGCAGCTCCAGTTGCAAGAGTATCTTCGATAGGAGCACCATTTGCTTCCCAACTGATATCAACAGAAGAAACTTCTCCCATAGATGCTCCCATTGACAAACTTGTTACATATACAAAAAAGGTTATAAAACGGGGAGTTGAACCATCTAGCCATGCAAGTTTTAATTTGACAGAATCACTTGCTGACTGCTCTCCATCTCCTCCAGAAGAACCAGAACTTCGTTTGATTGAGTTTTCAAGAATATCTTTTACGTTAGAACCACCTGAAGTTGTGTAATAAAAAAGTCTTGCACTTCCTGAATAACTACGAATCCCATCAACAATAGTTCTATCAGTATCTCCCATCGCAGTTGTTTCTAAAACTGCTTGAGAAGATGAAAAGCTCCAGTTCTGAACCTTGGCAGCTTTTGTTGTTGATGTGCCTATGTATAAGGCTCCATCTCTTCCACTATAAAATCCAGCCACAAGTCCAAATCAAAAACATTGCGTTTATTCTACGGTGAATCGAGACAAGCGACAAAAGAACAACTAACATTACTCCTTCCTTTAAATGTACTTGTAATGCTTGGAGGGTCAGAATAACGCCATTTCAAACCAGAACCAGACTCTCGAATAAACCCTAAAAGATCTGTATTGCTAACTCCTGAAGTCGCATAACCACGATCAAAAGTAACGTAATTCCAATCTTTATTTACATCTTGATAATTCTCCAAAATCAAAGCAGCTTCGGCATCTGTGATATTAGAAAAGCCAAGACTTAATGTTGCATTGACTCTTTTGTTACCAAAACGTAAATGAGTTTTAGTACCATCTAACGATTCAAATGATGTACTTGGATACATTCCAGGGTTATAACTTCTGGAGGTAGGTTTAATTGTTGGGAATGGTTTATTAAGTGCCATTGTTAATCCGTCACATCAAAGAATGAAGAACCCCATCCTTGTAACATAGCTAGTTTACCGTCGCTAGTTAACTCTGCATACGATCCAGAAAGTTCAACTAATCCATCTTCTCCAAACGTAATACTTTCAACCTTATAACATTGATCTGACGATTCAGATTCCTTAATCGTAAACAAAGATCCTCTGTATTGAGATGGTAAAGGATTAGAAAAATTCTCAGTATCCTCTTGAACTGTTGATTGATCAGGATTCCACCAATAAAAATTCTTATTACCGCTAAGAGTATCTTTACTAACTACAGTCCCATCCTCAAGGATTGCACCATTATTAAACCTTTGAACATGTTGAGTTGTTGAGAAAACTCTTATGTAATCTCCAGGTTTTACGTTGACAATGTAATGAGGAGCCGTTTTAAAGGTAATCGTATGATCTACAAATTTTCTAGTCCCTAAAATAAACTTTCCAAAAGCTTCGGCATGTTCTGGATTGGTACAAAAACCACTTAAATCAAATGTTTCAACAGGATCATCAATATGTGATTCGGTTTCTGTATTAGCCAATCTTATTATTCGTGACTTATTTTCTGGAAAACCATTTTCTTTTTCATCTCGATAAATAACATTAGCTTGGAAAGTCTGTCTATCTTCAGGAGCTAAGAATGCAACATTAAGATCATTTATATTTCCATCAGTAAACATCGCTTTGATATCTACAGGTTTATCTAATTTAATTTCAAAAGTATTAGAGTCAAAAGGAACAGAAGGATACAAACTAAATTGACCACCAATAACTGTAAAATCTAAAAGACAATACATTCCTTGCTCAAAAATAAATTCTCTTAAATTAACTTTGCTTGAAACAACTCCATCCCAAAGGTATTTATTAGCCTTGCAGAATTGAGCTGCTACACGCATATTTACATCATTAACAGAACTTGTACTGATAACTTTTCCAGCACCTATCTTAGGATCTGTTA